ATGACATCATCTTTAATAAATGCCACAACTTTGTCTGAATATTTTACTAAATCTTTATTTCTTTTGTGGTAATATCCAACATTATATGGTTTACCATAATTGAATGCTTCCATTACACAATGAATATTGTGTGTTTCGTGTTGTGGTGGGAACTCAGAATAATCTAAACCAAACTCTAATGCAAATGTCTTGGCATATTTATCTGCTCCATCTTTTGCACCACCACTAACAATCTCTATATTCTTATGTTCCATTTTTAGTCTGAACATAAAGTTTTTGATTTGGGTTTTGTTTGTGTAGTTTCTACTACCTATGATTGCTATCTTCATAATCGTTTCTTTTTTGTTTTCTTTTCACTACTGATGAGTTGTCACGAGTTACGAATCTATATTTTTCTACAAAGTCCTCTAATCCTTCTAAAATGCCAGTCTTTGGGTCCGAGTAGTCGTATGAGAATCTATAATACTGAACAAATGGTATTGAAAGTTTTTCTTTCAGTTTATCCGCCATACTATCTGGTCTAATGTCATACCAAATGAAATGGTTTCCGTCATCAAATGGTTCTGGGTGAAGACTTAATTTAGTTCCATATTCACCTGTTGATTTCCAATACATTATAAAATCTTTTAATACGCTCAAATCCACGTGTTCATATTCTCTATCATACCAAAAGTATAATGGAAAGTGAGTTCCCTCAAAATCTGGCAGTTGCTTTATTTTCATTAACTTTTGGAACACATCTTGTTCAAAATCTGTTGCTAAAAAATCCGTTACCTTAATTCTTAAACTTGGTTCTATCATTATAAATCCTTACAACTTCTACACTTCTTGTGCTTTTCACATTTTTCATAGTCGTGTGAAATGATTTTACCTTTGTCATCATAACACTCATCTATAAACTCTTGTAACCTATTCATAACCTTATTAACACTTGGTTTTCCACTTGCGGGCGAGAACGCCTGAATTCTTTTTTGTGGATACATCATATTTTCATATAATCTTCTCTTTAATATTAAATATTCAACATCTATTTTATCTTCCGATATTTCTAATTGTTTTGCCATAAAGTGTTTGTACAATAACAACTGATTAGTTTTGTTCTTGTCGGCTTTCATATATTTGTTCCAACCCATTGTAGATGATTTGATATCAATTACTTTCATACGACCAGTTTTCTTGTCGTGTAGAACAACATCCATAAACCCAACAAATCTCATATTCTTTGGTAGTTTGTAATTCAAGTTCATCTCGATACCGACTAACTCAGTATCTTTCTTTTTGAAATGACTACCTTTTCGTTTTAAGAACTCATCAATGATTGCGAATCCGTCTTGTGTGAACTCTGACATTTCTTCTTTTGTAACTTCAAATCCGTCACCATATCTTTCTTTGGCTTCTTTGTATAATTCTTTCATACGATAAATCAGAATATCGTGTAATGGTAATTCATCTGCTTCTTTGATTGTTCGTTCGTAATAACATACTAAGTATGCTTGAATAGTTTCGTGAATAGCACTACCAAATAATGTGTAGATATTACCTACGAAAGTCTTTTCTTTCTTTACGTAGTTCATCTCCCAAGTGTAAGGACATTTGTCCCACATTGCGAACTGACTATAACTTATTTTACCCATCTATGACCGCTCTACCTTTCATCTTTTCCCAATCTCTATCTTCTCTAACTTGGTCATTGACTTGTTCTACTGCTTCTAATAATCCGTAAGTGGTAAACTCGTTTATGATTGCTGATAAGTCTTTTGGAAAACAATGTCCACCAAAACCGAAATCTCCGTCTGGTCCTGGAACTGCCCAATGTGATTTACCTAATCGTTCATCATATGTGGCATATTCTACAACTTTATCGTAGTCAATGCCAATCTGTTCACATATGGAATACATTTCATTTGCGAACGATACTTTGGTTGCTAAGAAACAATTGGTAAAATACTTTACCATTTCTGCGTGTTTATCGCCTGTCTTCACGATAGTGGCTTTTGGAAACACCTTAGAGTATATTTGTCTAAGTTTGTTTGTTCCTTTACGACTACCACCCAAGATAATTCTGTTTTGATTTTTGAAATCATCTAAAAAGTTTTCTTCTGTTAAGAACTCAGGATTGAATATCACGGTAACATTTGAGAACTCGTGATTAAATTTATCAGTCGTGCCAGGTGGTACGGTAGATTTAATCACTACAATGTGGCCATTTGCTGTTTCGTTAATCTCACTAATAACTTCTTCTACAATGCCAGTATAACAAGTTCCGTCTTTTCTCATTGGTGTAGGAACACAAACAAATATAACTTCTGTTTCATCAACTATGTCTGATATCTTACTATGTGTTGATTTTGCTAAATCAAACTTGTCATAAGTCAGTATGTCATAATGGTCTTGAAAACCAAGTTTGATTGCAGTTCCAACATATCCTTGTCCTATTACTCCTATTTTGCCCATTTGCCCCTCGCTACTACTTGTGCCATAACTCCATAATTTGATACATCTGAAAAACTATCAGTTACGGGTTCACCCTCAACTGAATTTTCTCCGTTTCTCAACAATAATGTTTTCATTCTTTCTATCTTGTCGTTCATTCTGAACCACAATCCTAACAACGATAATTTAATATCCTCTGGTGTTTTTAGAATTGTTCCGACTGCAATATTCTGTGGACCATAATCATATTGTTTTCTACAAAACAATTCATATTGTTCTGATTGTATTTTTAGAAACTCACCTGTCATTTCAGGATAAGTTCTCTCCATATATTTTACGACATCTTGTGTGTCCACCATTTCCTGGTCCTCTTTGGTTAAGGTTGCTTTTGGTATTTCTCTTTCAAAATCAAGAGCCGAATCTGGCAATCCCTTTGGTGTGTCTTTAATCATTATTTACTCCATATTTTTTTTAGTTGCTTTTCGTCTACACCATACTTTGATATAATCGAATATACAACATCTTTACCCATAATGTCAAGCGTTTTCTCAATATTTTGTGAACTTTCTTGAAAGTAATCACATAATATATCCATAGCCCACTTTTCAATCTTGGATTTCTTTTTAGATTTAGTGTATCGTAAGTATGTATTTCCTCTTGGTAGTAGATTTGTATAGAATTGATAAATTGTCTTTGGTTTCAATTCCCAATATTGTTGTATTTCATTTACAACTTCTATCCACTCGGCTTTCATTGATAAAAATCTATGCACCATATAATTGGACCAAGTTTTCTTATCTGCGTCTGTAATGTTGTCCCAATACAATTGGTTCTGAACATTTGTAACTTGTTTTATGTGGTCAAATAGTGTTTTTGTTTTCATAGTGAATAACCTTTTAGATATAAATAAATATAGAACTTATAAGTCAAAATGACAAAAATCTTTATTCTGCTCATAAAAAGTTTTTAGTTCTTGCCAGTTTTTTATGTTTTTATAGTTGTCCTCAGTATTCAACTTTACACCTGAGAAAAAACCAAATAAGTCTTCATAGAATAATATTTTATAGTTGTCGTGGGTTTTTAGTAAGTTTATAATTTCTATTGATGTTTTTTTTATTCCCTCAATGTCTTTTTTTATATCTTCAATGTTAATCTTACTAACCCTTATTTCGTTATATTCTTGTTTTTCTCTCTCTGTTAATGTTTCTACCCCAAAATCTACTGCTCTCCACTTATCAGTTTTTTTAGCGAGATTTAAAGATAGCGCCTGTTGAAAAACATTTCTTCTTGATAAAAAAAATATTATGTCGTGATAGTCTATAAGTATTTTTTTAAATCCCTTTGTGGATGGATAAACACCAAACTTAATACCAAAAGTATTTTTATCTTTGTAAATATTTTCAAAAAATCTCTCATAACCGAGAGTTCTAATTATTTTATTATGTTTATCGAGTTCAGGTTCCCAGAAGAATTTCTTTGATGAAATTTCTTGTAGTGTTTTACAAAACTCAGTTGTTCCACTACGACTACAACCCAATACTAATACTTTATTTAAATGCATTACCCAACATCCAAGTTAAAACCGAACTCCTTACTCCACTCGTTAGTGGTGATACTCGGTGTCCTAAGTATGATGGAAACAATATTAAACTTCCTTTCTTTCTACTACCGACTGCTGTTTTTTCACCTGTTTCATCAGTCATACTGAACTCAAAGTTCCCACCCTCATAATCATTTTCGTCTGATAATTGGACGATTGCTGTAATTTTGCGAACTGATGTTTCTTCATTTCCAATATCTAAATGCCAGTCGTATTTACCTGTGTCCTCATATCTTAACATACGAATATTGGATAATTGATTTGATATATCGAAGTTGAAAAATAATAAATTTGCCATTTCACACGCCATATTTATATTTTTATTTAGATTGAATCCACCTGATAGTATCACATCACTATCAAATCTAACCTCTTGGACTTTACGAACACTTTCGTTCACTACATCAGCACCATTTCCTTTGTAAGTTCCTGCCACCGTAGCTTTGTGTTGTTCTGAATTATCAAACATTTCCAATAATTCATCACATCTTTTTTCAGTTAAGAAGTCGTCTTTGTGAACTACAAACTTAAAGTTTTTCTTTTGTGTTAAATTTTCTATCACCTGAAATGGTCTCCTATGAATAACTCTTGTAAAACATATCTTGTTCCCTTAGTGACTGGTGTAACATTGTGAGATAAAAATGTTGGAAAGATAGTCAACGAGCCTTTTAATTGGTTCATTGTATACCATTCTTTTGTGTGTTTATCTTGGACACCAAATTGAACTTCACCACCCTCGTATTCACTTGGGTCTGTTAATTGGACGATTGCCACAAGTTTTCTATTAGAACAACTAC